GCAATGAAGGGACTCCATATTATATAGGCAAAGGCAAAAATCGTCGAGCCTGGATAAAGGGAAAAGGTGAAGTTCGCCCACCGCTAGATAAATCAAAAATAATTATCCTTGAATCTAATTTATCTGAAATTGGTTCCTTGGCTATCGAACGTAGAATGATACGCTGGTACGGCCGCAAAGACAACAATACTGGTATACTTCGAAATAAAACAGATGGCGGAGATGGTACATGTGGGGTAAAGCAAACTAAAGAACGTATTGCTCATCGTGTCGCTATCAATATACAAAAACAAACAGGACAAAAACGTCCTAATACTAGTGCATCGTTAACCGGGCGTAATAATCTTTCTGCTAAATTACGTATGTCTGGCCCAGACAATCCTATGCATAATCAAAAAAACAAAGATTTGCATCGTAAATTACACACTGGATCAGGCAGTGCTTGTTATGATCATACTATCTACGATTTTATTAATACAAAAACAAATGAAACTGTTAAGATGACTCAATATGAATTAAGAACCACATATAATCTTGACAGTGGTGCAGTAAATCGATTAATAAAACAGCATCCAATGTACAAGAGCGTAAAGGGATGGTCGTTGATCAAAGGTCAGGTAACTGATCATAATCAAGTTCAGGGGACATAATACCAATTACGTAGTTAGTTGACTCATTTTCTTGCAAGGCCGTCTGTTTGCTGGATGTCGAGACATGTTTGTTAAACCAAGGAATTGGTGTGTTGCGTGGTGCAGCAGCTTGGTATTTGATACCAATATCTTTGAGCGCACCAACTGCGGTGTAATCCACAAAGTCTTTGAGAATGTTGGCATTGAGTCCAATCACCGGTCCACGGTTGAACAGGTAATCAGCCCAGGCTTTTTCTTCACAAACCACATCTTGGTACAAGGCATATACTTCATTTTCACATTCTTGTTTGATAGCAGCAAAGCGGCTGTCTTCTTTAATCACTTGATTAATAATGTAGGCAGTCCACCCCTTGTGTAACAATTCATCTTGAAGAATCAATCCAATGATGTTGCCATTGCCAATGAAGATTTTATTCTCTACCATTGCTAGACTTGTAGCAAATGATACCATAAAGCGGAATGCTTCCAAAGCGTATGAAGCATGTAATGCCATCCAAATTGCTCTTACATGTTCTTGTTCTTCTACGGGTTGACCTAATTCTTTTGCACAGTTAATTCTGTGTAGGTCTTCGTAATACTTACCAACACTACTAGCCATATCTATAATCTGCTGCGTATCGTGAATAGTATTAAATGTTTCTTTTGGCACATTATAGATGTTGCGAATAATGTGACTATAACTCTTACTATGTATATTTGTTTCAAAGAATGTCCAATTGTATATCAATGCTTCTAGTTCAGGTAAACTGACTACTGGCATGAATACCTGACTTGGTGCTCGTCCTTGTAAACTATCTAATGCAGTTTGTCTAAGCAAATTACTGGTAAAGATATGTTTAACGGCATCACTAGCATCTTTGAAATCGTTAGCATCTTTAGATAGTGAGATTTCTTCTGGTTGCCAAAAGAATCCCCTTGCTGTTTCTTCAAACTTAGCAATCTTTGGATACTTAACTTCTTCAAACCTTTGGATGGTTACTGGACCCGCGGGGTCTAGAAACATCTTACGGTTTAAATAGTCTGTCTTTGTTGTTAAATTGTATTGTTGTTTTGACATTATAGCCCTTTAATCTGTTCTCGTTTTTCACGATATTCTTGATATAGTTCAATTTCTTTCATGTTGACTAAATGTCCAGCAGCAGTAATATGATTTTTCAACATACCCTCACTGAGCCATTGCAATCTTTGTTTGAATTCTTCCAAATTTGCACATTTCATATACTCATATGTATTCATGAGTTCTTTTCTTAGTGCTGTTAATTTTTGTTGTTTACTCATAATTTGCACGCCTCGCAATTTTCTTCTTCATCAAAATTAATAGGTTCAAGTGGCATATCAGGTGGAATTTCATCATCTGATTTGCTACCAGCCTTATTAATAAGTGAATAATAAAAGGTCTTGATACCAAAGTAATGTGCCTGCATCAAGTTCTTTGCTATCAATGTAGTTGGAACTTTTCTGTCAGGAAAATGTTTGGGGTTATAAAAAGTATTTACAGATATAGCCTGATCTACATAAGCTGCTAATACCGCTGCTGTTTTTAAGTATCCATCACAATCTTTTTGGTCCCACATCAATTGATATTTGTTCTTTAGTTTATGATATTCTGGAACAACTTGTGTGAAGCTACCTGCTTTACTTTCTTTAACACTAATCAAACTCATTGGCATCTCAATACCATTTGTACTATTGATAACTACACTACTTGATTCTACAGGAGCGATAGCCATTTGTGTAGCATTACGGACACCATACGTGATCATATCTGCCCTTAATGTTTCCCAGTCTAATTCAGGAGTGAAGTCAGTTAATTGATTAACACCATCAGCACGTAGTTCCCAAGGGAAGATGCCTTTGCCATAACGAGTATGGTCACTGCCCAAACACTTGCCTCTTTCTTTAGCTAGTTCAACACTCATCTCGGTTAGATAGAATGTCTGATGTTCCATCCACGTTTTAACTTCAGCTAATGCATCCTTCTCTCCGTACTTCAATCCACGCTTTGCATGCCAGTACGCTAAGTTAGTGACTCCGATACCCAATGGGCGAATTTCATCATTAGATAGTTTAGATTGTATGCTTAGAAAATCTTGATAATCAAGAATATTATTAAGGCTACGATGTAAAATGCGGCAAGCACGGCGCATATCTTCTGGATTTCTAAAACTCCCCCAATTGATGCTTCCGAGAGTGCATAAACTAATCCTCGCGGCATCTTCATCCACCTCATAATATTCATATTCATCGTCCAGTTCTTCCGGTAGACATTCTATTTCTTCGTATAATTCATTCATTCTTCAACTCCATTTTATTGCTGCCAATGTAGCATACTTGGCATACTTTTTTCTAATCTTTATGGTTAATCTGTTGTCAGTAGCATCACGATCAGCCATACCCCAGTTCCAATCCCAACCTTGCTTGCCCACATGCTCTTCTATCCAAGGACGATAGTGATCGTTGGGATCTGCTGACTCAAAAGTTATATAAGCCGCACCGCCCCAATCATGCCATCGTGAATCTTCTGGTCCAGGTCCTGCCACAATTACACCGCTGGGCCAACGCACATTGATCACAACCCCGGGCACGAATCTCCACCAAAGTTTCTGTAAGACGTTGAGTCCCATGGGCATATAGCAGCCTGAGGGTAAAAAGAATAAGCCTTTGATTTCCAAACTACTCATACTCTTTTTCCGTATTTTGTGATTAGATAATAACTTTTACCTGTGGTTTCTTTTGCTTCTGCAATACTATCATATACCATACCGTCATACTCAATTTTTACCGCTTCGTGATGGTTGCCACCCTTGACCGCTAACTCTTTTAGTTGCTGACTTCTTTCTTCTTTAGTCATAAAAACATATTCAACAGGTTCATATACTACATCACGCTTGTTGGTTAACTTTTTGCATTTATAACCTTTGTACATGCTTTTTCTGCCTCGAGCCACCGCACTCATAGCACTGGCATTTAATTTATGTTGGCGACAAAATTCAAGCATATTAGTGATAGTTAAAACTTCGTTGACAGGTGTAATAACTTCCCACTCGTCTGCCAATTTAAGTTTTTGTTCATCTTTCATTGCCTTGCCTTTGTTGTGAGTTATTAAATCTCCAGAAGCAAATCTTCTTTTCTTAGTGGCAGATATCTTGGAACCATTACCGCAATCTCCGCCACCTGCTGTGGGAGAGATATTGTAGTACAATGGGCTTTTAGCACAGCCGAATGTATCTAAGTAATGTTGTTCTTTTAACAAAATATTTTCCTCTTTTTCAACATATTCTAATATTGTTCTTTCAAAATTTTCAATACCATATTTGTTTCTGGCATTTTCAAAGCGTTTTCCACTTCCTGTATACCCATCGTCTATAGTACCTTTATGTGATCCTATGTACTTCATACCATCTAACTTGTTTGTCCATTCATATATAAAACCCGAGTAGTTCATATGTGCCTCCTGTACATTTATTTATCATTACTCTGTACTTTAGGCACATTTAACTATTTCAGTTTCTTCAGTTTAACAAATTGCTCTGGTTTGTTTAGTAAAAAGTCACTTGCTACTTCTTTTTTAACCTTAATAAACTTCTTCTTTGTAGTACCCATTGCAACAGTTGGAAGCAAAATTTCCAGACACAAATTACTCTGGTAAATGGTATGATACTCAGGATCAAATGGGCCTTGCTTCATCACATTATCAATGAATACTAGATAGATTCTACCAGTGTCTGTGCGTTCTTTTAGTATTCCACTTTTGAATACCTCTTCAGCACTCATGGTCTTCTTGCGAAGATCCTTGCGCTTTTCGTACTTCACATACAGCTCTTCAAACAGTTCAGTATTTTTGTAGAAGGCTTCGTATAGATCAGGAACTTCGTTGGGATCAAAGAAAGTTATGTTTTCTCGATTTTTAAATCTTCTCCAGAAGAAGGCAGAAAGTACCACTCCATAGTCCATATGTCGAACCCGAGTTTCTTCTGTTCCTTGGTTATTCTTAAGAACAATAAGATCATCAAACTGATAATGCCAGATGGGATAAAACACAGTAGCAGAAGCATTACGGATTCCTCCTTGTGAGCAACTACGCAAGTCGCCAAACCATTTCTTCAAAAATGGTATCATGCCAGTGTGCATGATCTCTCCGCCACGTATGGGTGAGCCCAATGGTCGCAGTCGTCCAATCTCCAAACCAATGCCAGCACGTTTGCTGGCATACTTGGCCATCATTTCACCACTAGCAAAGATACTATCAAGGTCGTCATCACTCCGAATAAGAACGCAACTGCTAAATTGTTTAGTAGGAGTGCCCAGCCCAGCCAGCACAGGAGTAGCAAGAGTAAAAAGACCATCACTTGCAGCATTGTAATATTCTTTGATGTATCGCATTCTTGCTGTGTTAGGTTCTTCTCGATGAAAAACCGTGGCTGCTGCAACCATGTAACGAACTTGGGGGGTTTCATAAGTTTCCTTTGTGGCACGATTCTTCACTAGATACTTTTCAATCAACTGCTCAATAGCAGCATAACCGTATTGCTCGTCCTTGGAATGATCTATCATGTCTTGCATGCGGTTCCAGTCGGCTTCGTCGTACCATTCCAACAGTTCCGGGGTGTACAAGCCTGTGGATACGTTTTTCTTCACAATCTCATACAGGTGGGGAGGCTCATAGGATCCATATACATCTTTACGTAACATGCTGAGTCGTTGCTTGCCTGCCACGTATTGATAATTGGTATGTCCAACATCTGGATTGTGTTCAATATCAATTAGATCTACTATGGCTCGTAGTGTAACACCGTCGATCTCTTTGGTGGTGATGCCATCATAAAAGTGCATCTGGGCTTTGATCTCTACCATGCTTTGACTTACGTCTGCAATACCTGAACATACTTTGGCAATTTGGGTTTGCCACTTTTCCAGGCTCAATTGTTCTTTTCTTCCGTTACGTTTAATAACTGTGATTTGTGTCATATACTCAATATAGTTGTTTTTTTACATCGCTCTGTGCAATGTGATGTTTGTTCTGCTGTAGGTTGATATTTAACCCTAGAGACTGGTCCCAATTCAATATATATTTTCCATCCTCTACCAGGACTAAATTGCCCTGATCAGAGTCAACCAACACAGCGTCTTGAAGATCATCACGATCCAGCACAGTGATAGTATACAGGATTCCCAGCCCGCGAGCAAGATCACAATAG